ATTTTGGTTTGGGCAAATGGTAGCTCTGTGGGTGTTGAGAGCGCCCATAGGCAAACGAAGACACAAGTCTTTTAGAGCGGGTCTATTATACCCTATTGAGACGGTGAAAGCTCGTAGCGTATACACTAGTGACCTTTATAAGAAGGTCGAAAAGCAAGCCAGTCAGATGCGGGAGTATCAGACCAAAGCGGAAAGCTATAAGCAGCAAGCAATTGAAGCTCGAAAGGCTCTCAGTGAGTACAAGAGGATGAATAAATGATTGATCGAACAAGCAACAAGATACAGGAGAGCGCAATGAAAGCTAAAGAGTATCAGGTGGGTGGAGACCACTACCAATCACAGGGTGTACAACCTATTGATTTCATCCTAGCTAATGAGCTAGACTTTTGCGAAGGTAATGTCATTAAGTACATTACACGATGGAAGTACAGAGGGGGTCTGACAGATTTAGAGAAAGCCAAACACTACTTGGAGTTCCTGATCGAAGATGTTAAGGGTAAGGAAGGTTAAACCTTTACAGATTGGAGAGGCTAATGACTGATGAGGACTTTGAAAAGATCATCGACGGTCTGGAAGCAGACTTGGTGAAACAGGCGGGTCAACTCGAAGAGGCTAATGCTCGGTTTGCAAAAGCAGTGTGTATTGCAGAAATTCTTTTTGGGGGCTTCGCGCAAGATTTTCGCGGCAACGCTATGTATCGTATCCGCTGCCTAGAAGCAATCAAGGAACTTGATAAACTCCAAGCTGTCCTTTCACAGACAGAGCAAAGGGAATGGTGATGAGCAATATGACATCTCTTGAGGTAAAGGCTATGAAAATCCTTGTTTTGTGCCTTGTTCTATTCGCTATAGTAGGTCTTGCACCTTGTTATATTTTCGGGTGGGTCTGGCTCTATAATGCCGTGCTTGTAGTCTCAACCGTCGTTACGGGTGCTGCGTTTCTAGCATTTTTATGGGCAATCATTTTAGTAATTCTTAAGACGTCTATTCCAGAGGAAGGTTACCGAGATGACGGATGAAACATCTGCAAACAACAGCGGCATGTCCCAGATTCTCATAGACGGAGACCCTTTCGCCTATCGTGCAGCTTTCTCTTGTCAGGGTGACGAACTGGATGACGCTCTTGATAAGGTTGACGATCTCTTGGACCAAGCTGTCTGGGAGGTGGAGAACTACATGGGCGGCGAGGGTTACCAAGTGTACCTAACAGGCAAGGGTAACTTCCGGTATGATGTTGCTGTAAGCCACGAGTATAAAGGGAACCGTAAGGGTGTAGAGAAACCTGAACACCTAGCTGACATCCGTCAACACATGATAGATAACTGGGACGCTATCGTTTCTGAGGATGAGGAGGCTGACGACCTTCTAGGCATAGCTTCGACAGAGTACGGACCAGATGCAATTGTCGTGTCAGTGGACAAGGATATGTTACAACTTCCCTGTCGTCACTTCAATCCAACCAAGTCTGAGATTAAGGAAGTCTCGGAGGAGGAAGGCACTAAGTTTTTCTACACTCAAATCCTGACAGGAGATAGGTCAGATAACATCGTAGGTCTGTATGGTATCGGCCCAAAGAAAGCTGAGAAACTTCTTGACGGTTTAGTGACAGAAGAAGACTTGTATGTGGCTGTCCTTCAGGCTTACGGCGGGGATGAGGCCCGTGTTATAGAGAACGCCCGTCTTCTCTGGTTACGTCGGACAGAGGGTGAACTATGGGAGCCGCCTCAATGCGTTTCAGATCAGGCTTAGAGCGTCGAACAGCACAACTTCTAAGGCAACGTAAGGTTAAGTTTGAGTACGAGAAGACCAGACTACCTTACCTAGTGGAAGAGACCCGTCACTACACACCTGACTTCAGGCTTCCCAACGGTATCTTCATAGAGACTAAGGGTAGGTTTACATCAGCCGACAGAAAGAAACATCTTCTAGTAAAAAAGCAACACCCAGACCTTGACATTAGGTTCGTTTTCAGTAATCCTAGGGCCAAGATACGGAAGGGTTCGAAGACTTCCTACGCAGACTGGTGTGACAAACACGGGTTTATGTATAGCAAAGAAACGATCCCTCTGGAATGGATCAAGGAGAAAAGGAAATGTTAAAGGTGCATCAAGTCATAGACGGTCCGTACGAGTTCCTAGATCACTGGTCTCTCGTGTGTTTAGTTGAGTATGAAGGGGAGGTTTACGAGGATGAGTTACCCTTTGAGACCTTCAACGAGGCTTACGCCTTCATGACTAAGACAGAACGATCAGAATACCCCACACCCTTCTCCCTCGACCGTATGTATTTCCTAAACTAAGGCTTGAAAATGTTTGACTATTGCAGTAAAATCGCAGCCTTGGTTGAGAACTATGGCTTGACACTTATCCTAGAACAGAACGAAATACCCGAAGAGGCCGTCATCCGTCTTTTGGTTGACGAAGGTTTAATCACGTTTGAGGACTACTTCTTCCTCGACGTAGAGTACGAGACATGGAAGGAACTAGAGGAATGATTACAGCAGAGGACCTGACACAGATGGGGTACTGGGAAGACCCCGAGGCTGTTGACCCCGTTGAGATGGTGAAAGAGTTTGCTAAGACTACTGGTCAGATACCCACACCACCTTTGTACGCAGCCCTTATTCAAGAGGAGGTCGCTGAGTGGAAGGCGTCCTACCTACAGAACGACGAGTTGAATGAACTGAAAGAGTTGGCGGACCTTCTCTACGTGGTCTACGGTTATGCTAACGCTAAGGGGTGGGACATCCAAGAGGCTTTGGTTAGGGTACACGACAACAATCTTAACCGTGTCATTCAAGACGACGGTACTATCCAACGCAGGGAAGATGGGAAGATCATCAAGAACCCCAACGCACCTAAAATTAACCTGAAGGACTTAATCAAATGAAGAAACCTAATATGACATGGTTCTGGCGTTATGTGAATTACCTAGCTACGTGGCGTGAGCATCGTAAGGCTATTAAGAAGTTGAATACACTTACTGACCGAGAACTAAAAGACATCGGCTTAACACGGGCAGACATTGACCGTTTGGTTTGGTTGGAAGAAGATAAAACACAACGAGGTCGGGGATGACAAACAACCTATTACCCACTGACTACCAATCCTTCATCCACACATCGCGTTATGCGCGGTGGCTAGAGGAAGAGGGTCGCCGTGAAAGCTGGTCTGAGACTGTCAGCCGTTACATCAGCCGCTTAGTACACACTAAGGTGGACCAGTCTGTAGAGACAGAGATTGAGGAGGCTATCCTTAACCTAGAGATCATGCCCTCTATGAGAGCTATGATGACGGCTGGCCCAGCCCTAGAGCGGGACAACGTAGCAGGTTACAACTGTTCATACCTACCCGTAGATGACCCTAAGTCCTTCGATGAGGCTATGTTCATCCTCTTGTGCGGTACTGGTGTCGGCTTTAGTGTCGAGCGACAGTTCGTAACTAAGTTGCCAGAAGTACCAGAGTTGTTCGAGAGTGAGACCACTGTCGTCGTCAAAGACAGTAAGGAAGGTTGGGCTAAATCTCTTCGTCAAGTGATTGCTCTACTGTATAGCGGTGAAGTTCCCCAATGGGACGTCTCTCGTGTACGTCCTGCGGGTGCAAGGTTGAAGACCTTTGGTGGTCGAGCGTCAGGTCCGGCACCCCTAGTCGATCTATTTACTTTCGTCATTGACATCTTCAGGGGAGCGCAGGGACGTAAGCTGTCTTCCATTGAGTGCCATGACCTCATGTGTAAGATTGGCGAGGTTGTAGTGGTAGGTGGTGTACGTCGCAGTGCTATGATCTCCCTGTCTAACCTGAGTGATGACCGTATGCGCCACGCTAAGTCAGGTAACTGGTGGGACAATAACCCCCAACGAGCCTTGGCTAATAACTCTGTGTCCTACACGGAGAAGCCTGACAGTATGTCATTCATGCGTGAGTGGATGGCTCTGGTTGAGAGTGGGTCAGGTGAACGGGGTGTGTTTAACAGACAAGCAAGTAAAGTACAGGCAGCTAAGAATGGACGACGCGATGCAGACTACGAGTTTGGGACCAATCCTTGCAGTGAAATCATTCTTCGTCCGTACCAGTTCTGTAATCTTACTGAAGTTGTGGTACGTGCCACGGATACGGTGGAAGACTTGGCTAGAAAAGTCCGACTCGCCACAATACTTGGGACAATCCAAAGCACGTACACAAAGTTCCCGTACTTGCGGAAAGTGTGGCAGCGTAATACTGAAGAAGAAAGACTGCTTGGTGTGTCACTGACAGGGATCATGGATAATGCTCTTACGACTACAAAGAATAAAGGGCTTGACAAGACCTTGGACTACCTTCGGGGTGTTGCTGTTGATACTAATGCTGAGTGGTCTGAGCGCTTGGGTGTTGAACAGAGTGCGGCTATCACTTGTGTCAAACCCTCCGGCACAGTCTCCCAGCTTGTCGATTCATCTTCTGGTATCCACCCCCGACATAGTAACTACTATATTAGAACCGTACGAGGAGATAACAAAGACCCCCTGACGCAGTTCATGAAGGGCCAAGGGGTGCCTAACGAACCAGACGTGTTCAAACCTGACCAGACTACCGTGTTCTCTTTCCCTGTTAAGGCTCCTGCTAAGGCTGTCGTGACAGAGGATGTATCGGCTATTGAGCAGTTGGAGACATGGCTAGTATACCAACGACATTGGTGTGAACATAAACCTAGTGTCACTATTAACGTACGTAAGGACGAATGGTTTGAGGTAGGAGCTTTTGTATACAAACACTTCGATGAGATGTCAGGTGTATCCTTCCTACCTTACAATGAACACACGTACCAACAGGCACCATATCAGGAGATCGGTAAGACAGACTACAAAAATATGTTATCTTTCATGCCTAAAGCTATTGACTGGTCAAGACTAAAAGAGTACGAACAAGAAGATAACACCTCGGGTATGCAGACACTGGCCTGTTCTGGAGACTCTTGTGAAATTGTGGACCTAACATAAGGAAGGAGTTAAAGTATGGACAAGTACAAGAAGTACATCCCCTACGTAGCTATCGGCGTTATCGTCGTGATCGCCCTACTTAATACTATCACAGGATAAGGAGATATCCATGACAGGACTAGAAGCATTCGCAGTCTACTGGGCTATCATTGGTGTTTACACTACAATCGTTGCCCCTGTACTGGGTCTAGGTTAAGTAACACCATCCTGAGCATGATGTAAAACTGCTCTCTATTTGTATCTAGGAGGGACTATGTACGTAGTTATAACAAGAGACCAATGTAATTTTTGTGACAACGCGAAAGCTCTCCTTAAGAGTGCTGGCTACACATGGACTGAGTACAATGTTCAGTCAGGTAGTAGTAAGTGGGTCCTGTCTTTAATGAAGAAAGCGGGGCTAACCACGGTGCCACAGATATTCCAACCTGATGGTACTCACGTAGGTGGTTACACAGAGTTAAGAGAACAACTCGTTAAGGAGTGGTGAAGTGCAGTTAGACTTGTTCGACACTCAAGAAGTAGCCTCCATAGATGGTGACGGTAAGAGGTGCGTCAAGTGTGAGGACCTCCTACCGCTGTCGTCCTTTTCTTTCGCTAGTGGAGGCAACTACCTACGCACGGAGTGTAAGCAATGCTCCAACGAGATGCAGAGACTAAGGGCCAAGCTACGTGAAGAGCAGACACATCCAGATGAACACCACTGTTGTCCTATCTGTAATAGAACAGAGGCTGAGGTTGAAGGTCAGGGCGGAAGAAAGACAGGAGCGTGGGTGGTAGACCATGACCACAAGACAGAAAAGTTCAGAGGATGGCTTTGCCACAAATGTAATAGAGCGCTGGGTGCATTCGAAGATAACATAGACAGACTACAATCCGCTATAGAGTACCTACTAAATGAACAAGAATGATCTAGAACCTCCTGAAAAATCTACACGAACACGTCGTAAGACTACCTATAAGAACGCCTCAAAGAAAAAGACTTCAGGGTTAGTTCCAAAGACGGACAACCAGAAGCTTCTCATAGATGCCTTAAAGACTAGCCCTCAAGTATTCATCCTCGGTCCCGCAGGTACAGGTAAAACCTACGTCACTGCTACCTTCGCAGCCGACCAGTATACCCTGAAAGAAATTGACAAGATTGTCATCACTCGCCCTCATGTTGCAGTGGGGAAAGAGTTGGGGTTTCTCAAAGGGGACTTACATGAGAAGACTATGCCGTGGGCCTTGCCTGTCTTGGACGTTCTGGAGAGACACTTAGGTAAGGGTACTGTAGAGACAGGGATCAAGAACGGTAACATTGAGATGGCACCTCTTGCCCTTATGCGTGGTCGCTCCTTTGACAACGCCTTCATTATCGTAGACGAATCCCAGAACATCACAACCCACGAACTTAAGATGTTGTTGACAAGGGTAGGCGAGGGATCAACGATTGTTCTCAACGGAGATGCCCAACAGTCAGACCTCAAGGAAGCGGACGGCCTGACAAAGGTGATCCACTTAGCCAAGAAACACTTACTACCTGTCCCCATCGTGGAGTTCGGGGTGGAGGACATTATCCGAAGCGACATCTGCGCCCAGTGGGTGAGGGTGTTTATGGAAGAAGGTCTTTAAGGATACAAAAAAAAAAACCCCTTGGATTTCTCCTTGGGGTTTTTCTTTACATACCTCGGTCTAACATCTTATCAAGGCTGATCCTGATACCTTTAATGTTTTCGTCCATTCTCCCTAGAGTCACATTATGAATATTCACAACCTCCTCAATGTTATCTGTCTGGACTTCCAAACGGGTAATGCTTAAGGAGTTTGCGTCAACG